GTCCGGCCCTAGGTCCTATTGCTTTCGCATTTGAGACCCCATATAGCTAGCGGAGGGAGGATTGCCACACCCCTACAGTTTATCTCATTTCACTGTGCTGCCTCGTCACGCAGGTTAGCTAACTAACGCTTGCGCCGCCCATTACGTCGGTTTCTCGGCTCGAAACCATTATCGCCATATAAAGATGGTCCTGCGTATGGGTCTTCTAGTACAATTCTGCGTCCGATGTCTGCCGACAAATTCCGCAAGCCTCCTGAAATAAATGTCTTGCCGAAGCTTGTTAGCTTGCTCAGCATTGAAGCCAGGATGCCCAAGTCATTGTACTTTGCCTCGAAAGAATGTGGCATCGATGGTGCCAATTGCTTCTCAAGAGACAATGCTCCTGGGTCATGTGGGCAAGGTGCTGACTTGTTAGCTGCCCACGGTGACCCACCTGGAACGTTCACTTCCCAAACTGACCGATGTTTCATATGCATGGTTGCCTCGTTAGACAAGCCATCCATATGAGTGACAGTCCACCCAAGATTCATATCAAACCCGTCGTATTTGAATAGATCTTGAGTATTTGAGTTTGTCACGCCTAAGTTGTTGGTGTACGCCAAAGGCATGCGGAACGTTGCCACCAGATTTCTAGGATCTCCACGGAATATAGGTCGAACGTCTTCAACCTCATTCCAAATGTGGGCTCCATTCCAGTGTCGTTGCATATCATAAGAACCAGTCTTAATGATATCCTGTCTGCAATTCAAATCTTGCTGAGCAAGAGCATTGAATGCAAAGGGTGGAGACACAGTGAACCTGCAAGGCTGGACTTGTGCTACAATAGCAGTTAAGTCTTGACCCTGCCCGGTGCTGATGATCTTCACGCTTGACTCTGTACCAATCTGGCCTGAGACGACACGGCCCTGAGTAGCCGTGGCGGGTGCGTTTAAGTGCAGAGTGCGGCCTTTAGCTGCGCATCTATACTTACGGATAAAGCTCCATCCATTAGCCGATGGATCGCACGAGAACTCATTCATGACAACAGGTCTCAACATGCTGATCTGAAAGTTCATCGGCGCAGTGCCTTGGAAATTCAAACGTGGATCGCCGGGAATCGACGCTAACGTTTGTACCACTTGCACTGTCGGCCTTATCCAGTTGGGAAATGTCGCGCGAGAAACGACGTCATCAACGCTTAGACCATTTAAGGCCCAACGTAACATGTCGCTTGCTGGCGGTCCATCTGAATCACGGTATCTGACCATGATCTGCTGATAAACAAGATACGGAGTATCAAAGATGATCAGCCCCCAACTACCAGTACCATATGAAGGTGGTGGAATAACGAGGTCATCACGCATGCGTAAGACAACAACATCAGTTTCACTACCATCTGGTATTCCCCTGAATTCAACTGGTTGGTTTTCACCACAGGGGTCAAGGGCCACCCTCAGGTAGGCCGCTCCCGCAGCAGTCTGCGGTTTGGCTGTGCATCCACTTGTATCAATTAGCATGATGCAACACGGATAGCGCGATCTTTGATTCCACCATCCGCTGTTCAGCCGGACAGATACCCCAGGCAACGGCAAAAGATGCACGTACCTGGTCTGTGGGATAGTTGAACTTATCATCCCATCTGTCAACCTTAATGCGGTAATCTAAGTCCCATGGTCTGTATTTTCCGCCTTTTCCAAGTTCACGGAATCTACGCGCCATAACACTGATTATCGGCATGTAAGATGAACATAGTCCCTCACCAATTCCCACTGTATGAAGGAAGCTGCGCTGACAGACGTTGGGTCCAAGGCGCATGTTCATTCGGCTGATTGCCCGCATGGGATTCCTGCACATGACCCAGCCCTCAGGTGTCATGACAGGCCTTGATTGACAGAATTCAATATGCTCAAAGACAACAGTATGGTCTATCTTGGTATTCATACCATACTCCTCAAAGTTTGGTATGTCACGATAGCCATCAGTGATAACTACTGAGTCATCACCGTCAACCAAGATTAAAGCATCTGGATACACAGATCGTAAGATGCAGTAATTGATTAAACTATTTCCCAATGATGTATTAGCATCACCTGAGCATCTCCTAAAAGGAAATTTATATCGAATTCCACTTTGTGACACAAACGAGTTGACGCTTTGGTTAGAGTACAACCAGTCCAGTGTAGCACATTCACCAAAAGTTTTCACCATGATGTATCGCTCCAAAAGCTGGTGTGTCTCATTAACCATTGAATCAAACTTGCTGTGGTCAATCAAATAGGCTACAGGATTCTTGCGGCGGCCCCATAGGGCGGACAACAAGCTTGCCTTGTCTTTGGCGTTAAGACCTTTGGCAATGAAGGGGTAACCATCGTTGGATTCCATTCCTGGATGATCAGCACATTTAAGAAATTCCTCCATAACTGTTGAGTATCTCGCCAAACTCAAAGTATATTCGGATCCTCTGTACTGAATCATTCTCGGCACAACGATTTTCCCTTCATCTGCTTTTTCCATCTCCGTTTTCTCGAACTTGATGAATGCTTTCCCGGTCCGAATCTGCACATGTTGATCTTTCACATTTCTGTAACGTTTCTTCATGCGAGCCGGCCTTGTGGCTATTACATCTGTTCGTGATCGGCGTACTAAAGCATAGCAGGTTGTCCATGACAAAATGTCATCTGCCACTAAGAACATGCGGATTGCAGCGTCGCTGGTACATGGCCGCTGCTCGACCACGTGTCGCTGCAATACTGACATATACTCATTACAAGCACAGCGATGGAAAGTCATTAGGTGACCCAAACCGATCGTGATCAAGTGGTTAGTAACTCTAGAATGCACACACTCCGGAGTTCCAGCCTGTACTACGAGGTCATAATCAACTTTGGTGCGGCGTCTTTCGACCCACTCACTAAATGACGTTCCAGTAATGTCTGGCATTACCCCACGGGGAGCTGTTCGCAAGAACGGCGTAATATCCACTTGCGAACAAACGGGCTCCACCCGACCTCGGTCAAGGCGGCAAAGCCACTTACTCCTTGAACACGCTTTAGAGGCGTGCTCGTGGATCGCCACGTCCAGTTTTTTGGCCTAAAGGATGTCTCCATCTTGCCAGAGAGCCGCATGGCCCTCTTTTCAACTGGACCAACTTGCATTGCCACAGAAATTGAACCGATGCGCACATCGGCCACCCACGTAGGATGCAACTTCAATTGGTTAATCATCTTCGTGGTTGCCATTCTGTTCAATGTCAGCTGTAACGCCGCATCTCTCTCTTTGCCTTGGGCAAAAGCAAGAAGATAAGCCGTCAGTGACTCATTGTGCACCATGGCGCGGCGTCTGCTCCATAATAGGAAGGTTTTGTCATAATGTACAACGGATGGGCGCACCCATGCCCCCAACTCACAGCAGTTGTAATTTGGGTTGAACAATAATGACTTGGCCTCCATAAATGGACATTTATGCTCTACTCGTCCGCTGTCTCTTCCAACAGGATCGTTTCGACTTCCGTCCCTTGATCCGTCGTGAAGAGGCTCGTATCCAATACTTGCGTACGATCCTGAGCTGCTGGACGATCGCGCGTATCCAGCTTGATCTTCGGCTTGGACCTCTTCTTCGCTACTGGCTCCATCATCACTGAGTGATAGCAGATGTCCTGAAGCATTAGAAGATCCTCGTCGTTGATCTTGTCCGACTCCGAAAGCAGACCCATTAACACTGAATATACTGGATTCAACACTCCTCGGCGTGTTACATTCCAGCGCATCGGCATCGTTCTGATCTGTTTGCCCTTCCATCTCACATTGAGACTCTTGGGCAATTTCCCGCTGATGTTGACCATCACTTGCTTCGCCTTCTTGGCTAGGCTGCTGCGAGCTTTCGTATCGGCCTTCTGAAAATCCTGGTTGGCGCTTGAGAGTGCCTCTCTCAGTGCTTCTCGGATTCCCAGGCGTGTGGCAGCCTCAAGTGCTAACACCTTGCACTGATCCTCACTGAGGTCAACCGGTTTTGGATTCGACTCCGACCACACGGTTTTCGTGCTTTGTGCTGTCACTATTGGCTTACCTTTTGGATGCTCCAAGCTCAAGAATTCCTTCTTGGGAGGAGACACTCGCATAAGGTAGACTTTGGTCTCACACTGACACTGCTGCTTAAAGCAGCGGACGCCAGCAACCCAGACTTTGCCGGGCTTGAGACCTTTGTTGCCACGATAGACGAAGTCTTCCGACTCCTTCCATCCCCACACTGACAATGAACGACCTTCACATTCGTAGCACTTGATCTGCCTACGGATTGTTTCCTGGGCAGCCCCCACTGAGGCCTTCGAATCAATTACATACACTCGGTCTGAAGTCCATCCATACTTTTCCACCCAACGGACTTTGTTCTTTGGAGGAAGTGGAGGTGGAGTTTCAGTTTTCGGCTTCTTTGGGATCACTCCTTTTGAAACGTCAACTTTGACCTCCTTGGATCGCCCTACCTTCTTGGTTTTTGGACCAGGAATAAGTGTGGGCTCTCCACCCGCCGCACCATTTGTGTAGGCCCTCGGTTCTACATTACGTTGCGGCTTGGACTTTACAGCGTCAGCGTAGGTCGAGCCCTTCTTCACCTCGTCAGATCGCACCCGCGGGGCTTTCTTTGGTGGCTGGCTCTGACCAACACCTTCCGTTGTGGTCTTGCAGACTTTGCACCACGTCTTTCCAGGGTAAGTGATGCATGGAGTAGGAGCTTTACATTTATTGCAATGTGCGCGCTCAGCTACGATGAAGGGAAAGCTCTTGTTATGCTCGGAATCAGATGAACACACTATCCACCGATCCTTATCCCTCCCCAAGTATGAAGCTGCTTTTCCACACTTGTGACATTTGACGCCTGCCCGGCGGTTTGTCTTGGCCTCAGCCTTGACCCCTTGTCTGGGTTTGTGACCCTTAGGTCCACTGGTGCACACCGCACCTTTTTGTGGCGCTTTCTTACCAGAAGGCATCACGGTGTTGGTATTTTAATGTGCT